CGGAAACAAGATCAGTCTGGGATCGCGCGCGGTGACTCTGGGCTCAAACGGGACCGCGACGTTTGTTCCGACTGATCCTGACGTTGTGCGGACGGGGGATCTGGTTTACGCGGCGGTTAGTTCGTCTGCTTTTGATGGCCCCACCGGTTCTGCGACATTTAACCCAGGGTTTTTGTGCATTGGCGTTGTGTCCGTCAGCGGAGCAACCGTGACCATCACGGGCGTTCCTCAGAATTTGCCCGCTGGCACGTACACTCTGTATGTAGAGTGGATCAGCAGAATCCATCCGGCGGGCACATGCACAACGGTTAGCGGCAGCAATGTGATTAACAGCGTCACAAGCGCTACTACATTCTGGAAGGTTGGCAATCGCATTGCAGGCACCGGAATACCTGCGGGGGCGTACATCACCGCCATATCAGGGACGGATATCACATTGAGCAAGAACGCCACCGCCAGCGCCTCTAGCGTTAGGATTTACGACGCCAACTTATACAAACTGACAGGAACGGCGGTCTAACCATGCCCCAAGCGTCATCTCTCCTCCGCTCCCGTCTAAGCACCTAACACCATGATCACACTCGCGCCGGGCGCGCTGAAAAAGGCAAAGACATGACGGCTCTTTCACCGAGGATGTCCAGATGAGCAACGCGTTCGAGAACATGATCAAGCTCAACGATATCGTTTCGGTGCGGGATTTTGGGGCTGTTGGCAATGGCACCACAGATGACACGGCGGCCGTGCAGGCGGCGCTTAATTCTGGAGCCAAAACCGTTCTAGGCGTATCTGGCGCCACATTTTTGGTGTCCTACGCTGGCGCCGTGACCGTTAATGGCGTGTCGTATCGTCGATGCCTGCTAATCCCGTCAGGCGTCACATTTGACTTAAACGGCGCCACCATAAAGCAGGCAAACAGCCAGAACGCGAGCGTCATCGCTATTGATGGCGCAACCGATTCCGCTGTCATTGGCGGCGTTATCGACTCCAACAAAGCCAACCAAACGACGCCCGCTACCGGCGAAATCGCGGGCATCTTGGTTCACAACTGCACTCGACCACGCCTTCAAAATCTGCGCGCAATCAACAACAGGCAGTATGCCGGGCGCTTCCTGAAAAACACCGGGGGCAGCTATGTCGGGCTGACATGTACTGACTCTGACGCGGACGGATGGAGCTTTGGTATTGATGGCGGCTGGAGCGCGTGGGTCACGAATGCCTTCATCGATCAAATCTACGCGGAATCCTGCACGCAAGTTTACGGCGGCGGGTATCAAGGTAACGGCGCAATTTTTACGGTTCAACGCTGCCAGGTGGGAACCGTCATCGCGCGGAATTGCTCAGGTGGCCTCAAGATACAAGACAGCTCGCTCGACAGCAGCTTTGAGAGCCTGACCTTTATTGGTCAAACAAACGGAACAGCGAACTCTGGAATCAAGATTCAGGGGAACGCTGGGTCGGCGTTGTACCCAAAACGAATCCGCATTACCAACGCATTGTCTAACAACGCATTCGGAAACGGCTTTTTCACTTCGTCTGTTGAAAGTTTCGAGCTGGCAAATTACCAGGGCGTCTCAAACGGCACCGGATCAGGCGCGGCCGGTTCGGATCAGTATGATTCCGTCGTTAGCATCATCGCCGGCGGGCGCGCGTTGATTGGCAGAATGGACATTGATTCTCCTGCCACGCGCGGCGTGGTGTTTCAAGGTGCGGGGTCTGTTCTTGCCGACACTCTATTTGTTCGCAACCCCACGGGCAGGGCTTGCCAGATATCGGGCGATGCGACCTTTGAAGCCTACATAGACAAGCTGGTGGCAAACGATTCTGGCGCAACGATGGATTACGCCTTGATTGTGACGGGCGGTGCAAAAGGGCGGGTCGGTAGCATTGCGACAAACAAAGCTGCCATTACGTCAGCACCGCGCGCGTTAATTAACAACGATCTCTGGAACTGGGAGATCGGCTCTATTTTGCTGGGCTCAACCGATACCCTAGAGGGTGTGGTGCAGCTTACTAATGGGGCCACCAGTACGTCAGTAACGTGCGGTCACATCTACAGAAATTATGTCGGCGGTAGCAGCAATTACTTTCACCCGATCATTCAGATCGTGCCGTTTAACTCGTCTGCAGCGGCCTTGGGAAATATGCGTGTCACTGTGACCGATTCTTCATCAGGGACGGGCTTCACAATCAATCACGCGTCTGCCGGTGCTAGTGATTACGTTTGCTACAAGGTGCTCGGCTGGAAGGTAGTTTCCAGAGCGTCGGCATAAGGAATCACTATGCCCAGCGTCATCTCTTGACCGCTTTCGTCTCAGCCCCTAACGCCATGATCACACTCGCGCCAAGCGCGTTCGAAAAGGTGACGACATGACGGCTCTGGTCCCAGCGCGAGCGCACCTGGTCGACACGGTCGGCAACGTCGTCGGCATCCGCGACGCCAACGACGACCAGGATCATCTGTTTGTGTTTCAAGGCGAGCCGACCAATTCGGTCGCGTTCGACACGACGCCCGACACGACCGCGCCCCTGGGCGTCGGTGAGCTGCGCTGGAACGAGACCAACGGCACGCTTGAGTTTGTGCTGCTGGGCGGTAACGTCGCGCTGCAAATTGGCCAGGAGCAATTGGCTCGGGTCAAGAACGACACTGGCGCGGTGCTCGCCAAGGGCACGGTGGTCTATCCGACGGGCGCCACGGGCACGAACAAGACCGTGGCCAAGGCGCAGGCGAACGCTGAGGCAACCTCAAGCCAGACCTTGGGCGTGCTGGCCGAGGCGATCGCCAACGGCTAGCACGGGTTGGTCGCGACGTTGGGCCTGGTCGACAACATCGACACCTCGGCTTTGACCGAGGGCGCTGCGGTGTACCTGTCACCGACCGTGGCGGGTGGGCTCACCAGTACAAAGCCGTCATCGCCAAATCACATGGTCGTCATCGGATTCTGCGTTCGCTCGCAGGCGAACAACGGCGTGCTGTTCGTGAAAGTGCAAAACGGTTTCGAGCTCGACGAAATCCACAACGTCAAAATCACCAGTCCGCAAGATGGCCAAGTGCTGAAGTATCAGTCCTCGACCGGGTTGTGGATTAACGCCACCCCGTGAGCCGTGTCCGTCTGAACGCGGCGAACCACTAGCATCGGTATCTGTTGATCATGCGAGATCCACTGGTCCTACAGCGCCAGGAACGCGAGGCTGAAAGCGAAGAGCTGGTGGCCCGTGAGAAACGCCGCAGGGAACTGGATGATCTGCGCTGGTTGATGGCCCATCCCCAAGGGCGGCGAATCGTCAGCCGTCTGCTGGAGGAAACAGGCGTCAACCGCACCTCGTTCAACCATAGCGGAAGCGTTATGGCGTTCAACGAGGGGCGGAGACAAATCGGCCTGTTCCTGACAGCGGAGGTCCTGGAAGCGTCGGCCGACGGGTACATGAAGCTCCTGAAGGAGTACCAGGGTAAACGAGATGGATGACCAAGTAGCGGGAAGCAGCACACCTGTCCAAGACGCTGTGGAACCGACGAGTGCTGAGAGCCAAGACACAACGGCCCTGACGGCGCCGGAGACGCAGGCAACGGAAGCTCAAGCGGTAGAGCCGCAGATTCCGGAGTCCTACGAATTCCAGATGCCCGAGGGTGTCGAGATTGACCAGGACGCGGTCCAGGAATTTTCTGGCCTCGCCAAGGAGCTAAAGCTCGATCAGGCCAATGCGCAGAAGGTCGCTGACATCGCCGTCAAGATGATGGCAAAGCAGACCGAACAGCATCAGAACCTGGTGACGAGCTGGACCGAGCAGACCAAAGCCGACAAAGAGTTCGGTGGCGATCGGCTCAACGAGAACCTGGCGGTGGCGAAGAAAGCGCTGGATGCGTTCGGTACGCCCGAGCTGCGCGACGTGCTCAACATGACCGGGCTGGGGAATCACCCCGAGGTCATTCGAGCGTTCTACCGGGCGGGCAAGGCGATCAGCGAAGACAGGTTCATCTCCGGCTCACCGAAAGGTGCCGAGGTGGACCCGGCACGACGACTGTTCCCTTCAATGAACTGAGGATAGGTGACTCACTATGGCAACCTTGAGTGTGACCAACCCGACGCTGCTGGACGTATCCAAGCGGCTCGACCCTGACGGCAAGATCGACACCATTGTCGAGCTGCTCAATCAATCCAACGAAGTGCTGACCGACATGTCCTGGGTCGAGGGCAACCTGCCCACTGGCCACAAGACGACGGTTCGCACGGGCCTGCCCACGCCGACCTGGCGTAAGCTCTACGGTGGCGTTCAGCCGTCGAAGAGCACGACCGCCCAGATCACCGACTCGTGCGGCATGCTCGAAGCCTACGCCGAGGTGGACAAGGCGCTCGCTGACTTGAACGGCAACACCGCGGCATTCCGCCTGTCGGAAGACGCCTCGCACATTGAGGCGATCAGCCAGGAGCACGCGCAGACGCTGTTCTACGGCAACGAAGGCACCGAGCCCGAGGCCTTCACCGGCTTCTCTCCGCGCTACAACTCGCTCTCCGCCCAGAACGCGGACAACATCATCGACGCCTTCTCCGGCTCCGGTGGTGACCTGACCTCGATCTGGCTGTGCGTGTGGGGCCCGCAGACCGGCTTCGGCGTTTACCCGAAGGGCTCGCAGGCTGGCCTGCAGATGAGCGACAAGGGCCAGGTGACGATCGAGAACGTCGATGGTAACGGCGGCCGCATGGAAGGCTACCGGACGCACTACCGCTGGGACGCAGGTCTCGTGGTGCGCGACTGGCGCTACTTCGTTCGCATCGCGAACATCGACATCTCCGAGCTCGGCACGATCGCCAACACCAAGAACCTGGTGAACTGGATGGTCCAGGCCACCGAGCGCATTCCTTCGTTCGGTAAGGGTCGCGCCGTGTTCTACATGAACCGCACCCTGCGCGAGAAGCTGCGCCTCGGCATCCTCGAGCGCGTGAGCTCCAACCTCACCTGGGAAACGGTCGAGGGCAAGCGCGTGATGGTGTTCGACGACATCCCGGTGCGCCGTACTGACGCGCTGATCAACACTGAAACCCGCGTCCAGTAATCGCAGGACCGAAGGAGACAGACCATGATTCTTGATGAGCGAACTGAGTTCTGCGACGCGACGGCTCTGAATACCGGCGCAGCAGGCAGCTACCTGATTGGCGACGTTGTCGACCTTACGGTCGCTCGCGACCTGGGTGGTGACATGGCCCTGTACCTGGTGGTGTCGGTCGATACGACTGCCACCTCGGGCGGCTCGGCAACCGGCACGTTCAACCTGGTGACGGACGACAACGCGGCGTTGTCGTCTCCGACCACGATCGTGTCGTCCCGCGCCTGGCCGGTGGCCAGCATGACCGCTGGCACGACGCTTCTGGCCGTGCAGCTCCCCATGGAGGGCACTGCCTACGAGCGTTACATCGGCATCCAGCAGGTGACGGGAACGGCAGCGTTCACGGCAGGCAAGGTCAACGCCTTCCTGGTCGATGACGTCGCGCGTTGGAAGGCCTACGACTCGCCGGCGCAGGCGTAAGGTAGGGTGCTATGAAGCTCGTTGTGGCACTGACAACCGGGTTCTACGAAGGATCGCGTGTCCGTCCTGGTACGCAGTTCGAGGTGCCCGACGACTTCAAGGGCTCATGGGTTGCTGCAGTCGACTCCCCGGCTGCAGCGCCCAAGGTCATCAAGCCTCGCGCGCAGCCGCGCACGCTGTCCGAGATGGCGAAAGCTGCGGTGACGGCTCCGACTGACATTGTCTGAGAGCGGGCATGGCGACTGTCTCACCAGTCACCACGTTCCCGTTCGAGACTTCACTCGATGTGGCGGTCACCACCTGGTCGCCACTGCAAGCCGATGACGACGGGGTCCCCGTGCGTCTGGCTGTCTATTCCGACCGATCGATCCAGGTCACCGGCACGTTTGGCGGTGCGTCAGTCACGATCGGCGGCAGCAATGACGGCATCACGTATCACGCATTGAGCTCGACCGATGGCCAGGCATTGACCCTGACCGCGGCCGCGCTCAAGCAGATCGTCGAGCTGCCGGTGTACATCAAGCCGCGAATTTTCGGTGGCAACGGCACCACGAACCTGACGGTGATCCTGGCCGGTCGCCGTTCCTTCTGAGGATTAGGCATGGCAACCAGCGCTTGGAACAAGTTCGACGATTTCAGCGAACAGCTGATCCGCGGCGTTCACGATTGGGACGCGCACACGTTCAAGGTCGCGCTTGTCTTGAACACCGACACGCCGATCGCCGCTAATACGACCCTGTCGGACATCGACCAAGTGGTTGCCGGCGGGGGCTACACCACGGGCGGCGAGACCACCACGATCTCGATCGAAGTGTCGGGTCCGACGACCACGGTCAAGGGCACGCAGGTGCAGTGGACCGGCAGTGGTTCAGGCTTCGGGCCTTTCCGCTACGCCGTTCTGTACAACGACACCGCGGCTAATGACCCGCTTGTCGCCTGGTTCGACTACGGCGTGGGCGGCGTTACGCTGGTCGGCGCAGGCGAGACGTTCACGATAAAATTCAACAATACATCGCCTGGCACGATGTTCACGCTGGCGTAAGACATCATGCTGACACCACAAGAAGCACAGGCCATCAACGCATTGATCGTCGCAGATCCGGCGCTCTCGTCGCAGCCGTCGACGTCCGACGGTGCGTTTGAGATCGCGCAGGCGCTCAACACGCCGAGCGAGGCGGGGTTTAAGGCGATCAGCGTGGGCTCTGCCATGCTCTGGGCGGCAGGCGGTCCTCGCGTGCGCATCCAGGCGGCGTCGACCGATACCCAGAAGCCGGAGGCCATTCAAGCCAGCTGCCAAGTTTTTCTGGATCTTATCGTGAGCGGATCGGAGTCGCTGATTCATACCGAGGAGCCCGCCATCGAGACCATGTTCGATGGCTGGCTGGCAGCAGGCGTGATCACGCAGGCCGAGCATGATGGCGTGTACGGCGCAACAGGGCTTGCTGCCGCGATCCTTTCAAGGTCGGTTGTGGCGATTGGGCGCGACGTCAGCTATCAAGACGTCCTGCAGGCGAGGGTGATCTGATGGCTGCGGATATTAAAGTCAAATATGGTACTTCCACGTCGATGACGATGACGGGCATCGAGGACGTGGACTC